TCCATGCACCACTATCTGAATCAAGTATAATATCACTAGCAACATCTAGTGTTAAATCAGCAGTCGAACTTATCTCACCGTTTGTTCCATCGCTTCTTATAAATAAATCTTCACCATCTCCAAAATGAGCTTTTTTATTATCGTTTAAATAAAAATGATTACCTACAAATACACTTGAACCAAAAACAGCTTGTCCTGAACCAGACATATCGAGTGTAAGAGCAGTTACAGTAGAACCACCATCATCACCTTTAAATATAATATCTTTATCTTGAACACCTGATGTGATTACAAAGTCACTTGATGTGTTTGATAGTGTGCCAATAGTCGTGCCACCATCTTGGAATACTACATCACCACCATCGGCATCAAGAAAAATATCTCCAACCACATCTATAGTTAAATTACCTGTATCAACATCAATTTCACCATGAGAACCGTTATGAAAAATCTCTAATTCATTTGACAATCCAGCTCTTAATTTTCCAGAATTTGACGATGTACTTATATTTCCATTTGCTTCAATAAAACTTCCTGAAGTAATACTAGAATTAAAAATAGCTTTACCAGCGTCTGACATATCAAGCGTTAAAGCTGTGAAGTCACTACCGCCGTCATTACCTCTGAAAATTATATCTTTATCTTGAACTGAGGAACGAAGGGTTATGTTCTGTGACCCCATGTCAATATTACCAATTGTTGTTCCAGCATCTTTGAAAACAATCTGCTCATCAGCTGCATCAAGAATTATATCTGTTACAGCATCTATGGTAAAATTACCAGGAGCAGAAAGTGTCATGTCTCCAGATCCTGGAGTGACAACTACTTTCTCTGCGGGTAGTGTACAAAATACAGTCTTCGTGCCTGATGAAAAACTTACAGCACTATCACTGTTAGAACTTTCAAGTATCGTATCTCTAGATAAAGTATCTGTGCCTGAGTCAGTGACCGTGCCGATACCTATTTCAAACTCTGTTCCTGTGTCGTTTACAATCGCATAGTAAGTTGTGTTACCACCACCAACACCGGCTACAAAAGTTTGGAACCCGGATACTGCTCCGCCTAAACTAAATGTACCCGTTCCGGTTGTGGTTGAGGTTTCTTTAACCCGATCGTTTATTGCAAACGCCATTTAACCTCCTACGCTAATCTTAATACTGCATTACTTGTGTCTGCCGCTGGAAACTGAATCGTGAATGTACCATTGGTTGCTGTAAAGTCACCACCAAAATCCAAAACTAAAACTGAGTTGTTAGTTGGTGCACTACCATCTGATCTGTATATCTGTGCAAACCTTGCTGTAAAAGATGCACTTGTGAATGATACATCGTCAAAGTCAACAAAAGCAGTTGATGCTGATGATCCGCCAGTGACTGATGGGTTAGCTAAAGTAGCACCCCCGGTAGTGTAACCGTTGCCGTTTGCAACTTGGTTTGTAGTGTTATAAGCAGTTGGGTCTGACGCAGCGACTGTTTTTGATGAAGTGTAAAGAGCTAACTTATAAGTAGCACCACCATCAAAGTCATGATTACCTTTCAACAACTCTTCTTTAAAAACATTTGATATTACGTTAGCCATTTATTTTCTCCTTATGGGTTACCTGATGGTATAGGTATTCTAACCACACCATCTTTATATTCTTCTCTTCTTCTGCGTCCCATCTGTTCTGCAGCCAAAGGTGTTATTAATTCCTGATATGCTTGAGAGTACATGCTCACCATATTAGGATTTTTAAGAAACTTAAAAGCTTCTATTAGGCAGGCATACAACAATAAACCTGGTGCATTGTTACTTACCCACGTAGTAGTATTACTAGAGGATAATCCTGTTTCTTGAGCGTTATACGCTAATTCTATAGTATATGCGGCATTTGGAGCAGGAGCAACAATTATTGTATCATTGTCCCAGTTTGCATAGTATTTAGGCACACCAGTAGATGTTCTATTTGGACTGTATTCATTAATAAAACTTTGGTCTCTTTTCTCTAGAAAAACTCTTTCGTTGTCAGTTAAGCCCCCTAAAGAACCTGAAGAGCTAAATATACTTACAGATCTTACGTATGAAAATGTAGCTGGAGTTGCACCGGGCATAGCAACAAAAGGGTCACTGGCCGATAAACTAGCTGTTTTATATTGTCTGAACACATCAAAATCAACTTGTCTAAATATTTTTAACTCAGCGTGTTCTATAAAATCATTAACAATAGTGGTTGAAAATACATTACTATCAACCTCACAATAGTCTCTAATCTGTGTAACTAATTCAGAATATGTTGTCATGCTACCACCGTCACAGGTCCAGCAAACGCTTGACCGCCTCCTCCTCTTAAATTACCACTAGTCGCTGTATCTGTAGCAACTGTGAATGTATAACTATTATCATCTACTTTAGTAATTGTATACCCAGCAGATCTTGTAATATTCGCAGCTGTTATACCATCAAAACTTGATGCACCATAAAATCTTACCGTGTCAGAACTAGACCTGCCGTGTTCTGGCTCTGTTACTGTTATTACACTTGTTCCTGAGCTGGCAGTTTTAAAAGCGTTGAGCGGTAATAAAATAGGAGCAGCAGTTTCATCTCTATCGGTTCTTGCATTTTGTAAAGCTTGTTTATCTGCTTTGTGAGATTTTAGTTCTATCTGTGGGTGTTTAGACTCAAACTCTGATACGTGAACAAGAGAGCCATTCCATTCTTTTAACATTTCTCTATATGGAAAAGCCATTCCACTTCTATCTGATATTGCTTTCGCTTTTTTTCCTGATGCAAAATTAGACATTTGGATAATACGCCTGTGGTGTTAAATAAGTGCTAGAAGAAGAACCATCTTCTGTTAAAGCTCTATTAAGTTCATCTTCGTAAAGTAATTTCATTTGTTGAACTAATTCTGGTTTTACTTTTTGTGATAAGTAAAAAGCTAAACCTGAAACCATACAAGGTACAAACCTATAAGGAACATCAGTGGCGTTAGTATAATCACCAGCGTCTTGTATTCTTTTTACATAATACAAGTGCATATCGGCAGAGCCAGCTGTTGAGTCTGGTGTTGGATATACAAACAAAGTCACACGATCAATTAATCTTTGCACATAATACTGTGTTGGTTGTCCTTTTGATAATTTGTTAGATAAACCAGAATATGTAGATCTACTAATCTTAGTCATAGCGACGTCTTGCTGTGATGTTTGAGTTCTATTTGTTCTGTAAGTTGCCTCTAATATATCATCCATACCAAAAATAGTTGATGCAACTTGATTAGTTGTTGCCTGAGCTCTACTACTATCTGATGTGTCATCAGCAGCGCTTCTAAAAAAATGATACTCAGCTTGTCCCTCTACTAGATCAATATTTGTTTCATCTATTTCCCAATAGTGTAATCCTCTATTACCCCATTCTTGAAACATAATATTTATGGATCTTCTTGCAGATTTAATTTGATAAGCGTCTAGTTGGTCAATACCTATTCTTTGATAAGCCTCTTCAACTATGTCATCTATAGCAAATGTTTTATCAAACGTTGTTGATCCTGAAGTAGTATTCGGCATTGGCTACTCCTAATATATTTTCTTAAATTCTGCTATACAAGTGTATGAGTTACCAGAATCAGCTGCCGCAGCTACAACAAAGTTTACATCACTTTCGTTACTGTTAGATGATTTATCAGCAGGTATGCCACCAAACTCTCTAAAATCCCAGTAGCCTGAGTCTATCAAAGTTATAATTGGAATATCTCCGTCTGAGTCTTCTTCATCTAAACGTGCAAAAGCATCGCCACCATCACCATTAGCGCATGTCCACCATACTCTTTGTAATGATAAATGAGATACAGAGTTGCCGTCATCATCAGCAGTTAATGCCGATACGTCACCAAATACAGTTGTGCCACCTGTTCCATCAGATTGTACAACTATTTTGATTGTAACTCTTTTGTCGTTTTGTTGTAGGATTGTTGGTCCTGTTACTGTGTCTGCCATGTTCCCTCCTTAATCAAGAACGTGTGGG